ATGCAGAAAAATACCAGGGTCAGAACATTTCTGACGCCTGCATTGAAGAGGCAGGTCTATATCCTGATTCGAAACCTATTGATCGCCTCTTTGGTGTTCTCAGGAGTTCTGCTGGTGTCCCAACTCAGCTCATTATGACCGGGAACCCAGGTGGCCCTGGCCAGCTGTGGATCAAGAGTCGGTTCGTTGACCCAGCGCCGGGTGGGATGCGTGTGATCAATGAGGCCCTTCCAGGGGGACTTAAGCACAAGAGGATTTATATCCCATCAAGGCTTAAGGACAACAAGAAGCTGCTGGAAGCAGACCCAAACTATATCTCCAAGATGCATCTTGTCGGTAGTGCTGCCCTAGTCAGGGCTTGGCTTGATGGTGATTGGGGCGCTATAGAGGGCGCGTTCTTCGATTGCTGGAATGACAGCATGATCCTTAAGCCGTTCAAGATCCCGCCGGACTGGGTTAGGTTTGTTTCTGGAGACTGGGGGTCAGCTGCGCCGTTTTCTATCGGTTGGTGGGCTATAGCGACACAGGACACACAGGTTCAAGGTAGATTGATCCCTCGAGGGGCTTTGGTTCGTTACAGGGAATGGTATGGGTGTAAGGATGGTCATCCTAACACTGGGCTAAAGCTCACGGCTAATCTTGTTGGTGAAGGGATTGCCTATAGATCCAGGCACGACCCAATCATCCGATACGGGGTTATGGACCCTGCCGCATTCTCAGAGGATGGAGGCCCGTCGATTATGGAGCGTCTGATAGACGCTCAGGCGAAGGCCGGCCGCGGGTTCCATTGGGATCGTGCCGACAATAAGCGGGTTGGTGCTCTAGGGTATATGGGGGGGTGGGACCAGGTCCGTCAACGCATGACGGAGGGCATGATATTCGCATTCGATACGTGCGTAGACTCGATCAGGACAATACCTGTTTTGCAGCACGATGACGCCAAACCAGAGGACTTGGATACATCTGCGGAGGATCATGCTGCAGACGAATGGCGGTATGCTTGCATGTCTAGGCCGTTGCCTGCCGGCCTACCCAAGGCAAAGACGCCTATCAACCATAAGCCCACGCTCAATGATATGCTCAATAGGCAGAAGCGCAAACAAGAGAGTATGCGGATATGACTGACACCGAAGGCAAAGGGCCAGACAAAGCCTATCATCGCTGGATGCGCGAGCTTGACCGCGAGGAGAAGGTCCATCGCAAGTGGAGAAAGGACTCTCAGAAGATTATTGACCTTTACAGGGACCAGAAGGAGCGTGACAAAAGCCGCTACAACATCCTGTGGGCAAACGTTGAGGTGCTGCGATCCGCAGTGCTGTCGGCCGCCCCAAAGCCTGACATTCGCCGCCGTTACGCGGATGACGATCCGATTGCCCGTCAGGTTTCTGAGACCATGGAGAGGGGGGTTGAGTATACCTTAGACCAGCAGGAAGTCGATTTCATGACCACGGCTAATTCTGTGGTCGATGATTTTTTGTTGCCTGGTCTAGGGACGATACGAGCCCATTACAAGCCCTACTTCGAGAAGAAGGACGCCCCGAAGGTCTATCTGGAGGTGGAGCAGAGGACGACCGGTATTGACTTGGTCACTGGACAGGAGATATTCGAGGAGCAATACACCTTAAACGGAGAGCTTCGAGACCCAGACAAGATCGAGTTGGATGAGCGCGGCCCGTTTGAGTACGGCGAGCCAGAAGAGGAGCTTGTTTACGAGGAGATCGAGCTTGAGCCAATCTCCTGGAAGCGGTTTCGTTGGCAACCTTGCGAGAAGTGGCAGGATTGCAACTGGTGCGCGATAGAGTCCTTCCTAACCAAGGAAGACCTCGAGGAGCAGTTCCCGGAGCATTCGGAACATATCCCTTTGCAGTGGAAGAACGAAGGAGAGAGGTCTATCGAGGACGAAGGAGACGCCCATTTAGCGCTGATTGTCGAGATCTTCGACAAGAAGAACCGTAAGGTGTGCGTCATCTCTCCCGGGTATCCAAAGACGCTCGTGCTTGAAGACGACCCTTGGGAGCTGGAGTGTTTCTACCCGTTCGCGCCACCCCTGTTCTCGACTGTGAGTAGCGACAAGCTAATCCCTATCCCGGATTACATGTACTACCAGGACCAAGCTATCGAGCTAGACATAGCTACGAACCGGATACATGGTTTGTTAGACCAGATGAGATACCGTGGAATTTATGATTCGGCCGTTGATAGCCTTGCCGACGTAATGAATGCGGATGACGGAGAGTTTGTCCCGGTAGACAACTACATCAAGCGGTTTGCGACTACTGGCGGTCTGGATTCAGCCATTACGCATATGCCGCTAGATGAGTTGATGCGCACCATAAGCGGGCTATACAGTGCAAGAGATGCTCTAAAGCAAACAATCTATGAGATTACTGGTATTGCAGACATTATGCGAGGGTCTACACAGGCTAGCGAGACGCTTGGCGCTCAACAGCTGAAGACCCAGTTCGGATCTATGAGGCTAGATACACGCCAAGGCAAGATCAGGGCATTTATGCGCGGCCTTGTCCGGTTGATCTCAGAGATGATGGTTGAGCACTTCCAGCCGGAAACGCTATCGATGGTCACCGGGACCGAAGTCTCTCCTGAGATGATGGCTGTTATGCAGAACGATTTGATGCGCAGCTACCGGGTAGATATCGAAACCGATTCAACCATTGCTGGCGATGAGGCTTCAGAGAGAGAGGATCGCATCGAGGTGTTGACAGCGATCACAGGGTTTCTCGAGAAGATGATTCCGCTTATGCAGCAAGGCGTCCCAGCTGAGGTGGTCAAGGAACTGTTGATGTTCGGCATTCGGTCTTTCAAAGATTCGAGGCAGATAGAAGACGCCTTGAAATCTATCGTTGGTGACGAGCAAAGCCAAGGAATGGCAAGTGATCCTGGGATGCCTACGGAAGAGCAGCCTCTTCCAGACGAGCAGGCAATGATGGCTCAGGGCCAGGTTATTCCCGCTGCCGCAGGTGGCATTCCTGGCGTCGTTTAACAATTAGATGAGAGGGTGCAATATGGGCGCAACAAGACCAAGGTATAGTAAGCCTCCTGTAATCAGGAACACCAAATCTCCTGATTCCAGAAAGGAAGTCTTTATGGGGACAGCTGAAAGAGTTAAGGAGGAGCGGAGCCAAGTCTATATTCCATTTTTAGAAGACAAGGGGAAAATGACGGCCAAATCTAAAAGTAAAGCCGAGGAGGCTGCAAAGGAGGGCAGATCTGGTAATTTCAAGGCATGATATAAGTCATGAGAGAAGACATTTCAGAGTATGCCTTAGAGCGAGCCGCTATCATGGAATTTGATGGCGGCTTTTCCAGGAAAGAGGCCGAGAAACGAGCCAGGGAGGAGGTTAGAGAAAAGTTCCGGGGGGAGCATGCAGACGATCGTAGAACAGAACGAATACATTGTAGATTGGATACAAGATAAGCTAGGGTACGAGATAACTGATTGCACTACCATAGCTCAGGCGCGGCACGGTCATATAGAGGCCGTCGCCGCTTTCCATAATTACCGACCGGAAAGCGGGACAGTAGAGCTGTCCTTTGCTTCCGCGTCACCACACTGGCAATCCAGGCGTTATTTGCGGGATTTATTCGACTATCCGTTTATGCAGTTAGGCTGTATACGGATAACGACTTTTGCTCCAAAAGCCAATTCCAGAGCGGTGTCACTAAACAGGCGGATCGGATTCAAACCGGAGGGAATAATGCGCCTTGCGCACTTCGGAGACGATCTGGTCGTTTTTGGCATGCTCAGAGACGAATGTAGGTGGTTAAGACATGGGCAAAAGCAAACCCAAGGCTCCCAAAGCCCCTGATCCAGCGGCAACTGCTCAGGCTCAATCCGCAGCAAACAGAGAGGCTGTTCGCGAATCAGCTCTTGTTTCGCAGATAGGACAGGATACGCCATTTGGCTCCGTTCGATTCCTTGGTCCTATCGGTTCTCCTGACAGGAGGCAGGTCGTATCTTTGACCCCTTCTGGGCAAAGACAGCTTACACAGCAGAATTTGTTGGCGGAGCTGCTTGGTGGTCGCGCCGTACAGATGGCAGGAGGTCTGCCGGACAAGGCTTTTAATCTCAGGGGCCTTCCGGGCCGGCCCGGAGGTATTGATTTCCGTAGCCTCCCGGGCGGTCAGTTCTTGCGTCCGTCCGGTCCAGAGCTGACTACTGGGTTCGATACTAGTGGTTTGCCTGAGTTTCACTGGGACCGCAGAACCAACAATCTTCCCAGAGTGGGAAGTCTAGGTACTGTTGGACCAGATCTCAGTACTGGATTAAACCGAGGGGGTCTACCTGAAATCCCCGGTGTCGGTGGGTTTGGTGCAGAGCGTCAGAGGGTAGAAGATGCGGTTTATGGCAGGAACCTCTCTAGGCTCCAGCCTCGTTTTGAGCAGGAAGAGGCCAGGTTAGAGCAAAGCCTTGCGAACCGCGGAATCCCGCCGGGTTCTGAGCAATGGAACGACGAGGTCGCAGCCTACCAAATGGCCAAGACAGATGCCCTCTCTGCGGCAAGGAACGAAGCAATTGCTGCAGGCGGCTCGGAGCAGTCTAGGCTGGCTGGGCTTGCCATGAGCGCGAGAGGCCAGTTGGTTGGAGAGCAACTGCAGGAAGCTGATTTACTTGCTGCCACAAGAGGACAGCTATTCGGCGAAGAGGTCGAGAGGTTCGGAAGTAGGGAGCGAATGAGGGATCGTACGGCCCAAGAGCGCCTTACTGACATCAACCTGATCAACCAAGCAAGGCAGCTTGGCCTACAGGAGCAATTGTCTGGTGCGCAGCTTGCTTCTGGCGCGAGGCAACAGCTTTTAGGTGAGCAGTTGCAGGCTCGCCAACAGGGCATACAAGAGCAGCAGTTAAGGCGGTCTCTCCAACAGTCCGACAGGGATAGGGCTATCCAAGAGATGCTCATGGTCAGGCAGCAGCCTATGAACGAGCTTGCTGCACTATTACAAGGTAGTCCTGCCTTGGGCATGCCTCAGGCGCAATCGCCAGGCGGATTCAACGTGGCTCCTGCAGACATAATGGGAGCAACCCAGCTTGGGTACCAGGGTGCCTTAAATAGGTACAACGCGGACTTAGCGAACCAGCAAGCCTTTTTCGGAGGACTTGGTCAGTTAGGCGGGTCAGTGCTTGGCGCTGCCGGCGCTGCCGGTGGGTTCGGCGCTCTTTTCTCTGATCGCAGGCTGAAGACCAATATTCGACGCATCGCGACCAGTGATCGAGGCTTGGGTGTATACTCGTTCAATTATGTTTGGGGTGGACCAACATCCATAGGCTATATGGCGGACGAAGTCGAACAGATTGCTCCGGAAGCTGTATCCGAGGTTGCAGGCTTCAAGGTGGTTGATTACTCGAGGGTATAATCATGGCGTTACCGTTTATGAATTCACAGATTGACCCTCAGCGCCGTATCCAGATGGGCCAAGCGTTAATGCAAGGCTCGATGGGCCAAAGGTCTACCACTGGACTCGGGGCTTTAGGTCAAGCATTAGGGGCTTACTTTGGCGGCCGGCAAGTGCATCAAGGTGAACAGGAGCAGAGGCAGCAGAAGCAGCAGAAGAATCAAGCTCTTCTGCAGGCTCTTTCCCAGCAGGACCCGACTTACCAAGGCATTGCCCAGCAGCTTGCTGAGACCAACCCAGAGGTTGCAACGCAGTTCGCAATGCGTGGGTTAGAGCAGAGGCTTAGCCAACAGAAGCCAAAGGGGCGCGAGCCTATCAAGGTAGGCAGCCAGTTGGTTGATCCAGATACATTCGAGGTTTTGTTTACTGGCCAAGAGCGAGGCCCCACTACCACGGTTAACGTAGGGCAAGGACAGGCTCCCTTATCGGCTCGGGAAAGGATTCTGGAAGAGGACGTAATGACCAGGGCCAAGAGCGCGAGAGATCGCAATCAGGAGACCCTGGAGGCCGGCTCTCAGTCCAGGACTACGATCCCTAGGCTGGAGCGCGGCCTTGAGCTTCTGAAGACTGTAAAGACCGGAACCGGCCAAGAGGCATTCCTCACTTTAGCAAAGGCTGCGAATGCTCTGGGTTTGGACGTTAACGCAGAGAATATTGCTAGCGCGGAAGAGCTGCAGACTATCCTTGGGGATCGAGTGATGGGGCGTGTAGCTCAGACCAAGGGCGCTGTCTCCGAGAAAGAAATGGATCTTTTCCGGCAGTTCAGCGCTAATTTCGGAAAGACCAACGAGGGCAACGAGCGGATCATGCGGTTCGCACTTGCCATTGAAGAGCGTAATGCAGCCAAAGCGGATCTCGTTCGTCAGATGCGGAGAGAAGGGGCCACATCCTTAGAGATTCAGGACGCTACAGACCAGTTCATGTTCGACAACGACTTAAGCGGGATGCTTTCAGGTTTGCCACCGGTCGGCCAACAAGGGGCTGTTACTCCCCCTGCGGCCCCTGCCGAGCCGGCAGGTGGCACTTTTATGTTCCAGGAGACTGAGTCTTTGCTGGATAAGTATGCTCCACTAGGAGGTTAGTAAGATGCCGATCAATCCTGATTCACCGCTCGCGAGGATGGAGCGCGCATTGATCAACGCTGACAATGCTGGAGACATCGACGCAGCGTCCAAGCTTGCTCAGGAAATCAGGCGCATGAAGCAGGCGGAGTTCTCTACTCCGGTTCCAGTTCAAAATGGTACTGGCGGTCCTCCTAAGGCTAGGGCTGACGATGTGGAGCGCGAGCTAGCCAAGGGCCGGCAACCGGACTTTGACGAAAGGACTGCATTACAGAGGGGCCTTGGTATACAGCCCAGACCCGGTGGTGGAGAAAGGGAATTCCTCGGCGGATTTAAGGATTTGACTGATAGGCAGCGCAGAGCGCTGGGCCAAGGAGCGACTCTAGGATTCATGGATGAGTTAGAGGCCGCGGCGCAAGCCGGAGGCGAGAAGGTAAAATCTCTTTTCGGTGGCCCTGAGGTGGATTTCGGGGATCGTTACGCTGAGCTGCAAGCCCAACTTCAGGCTGAACAAGAGAGGTTTCAACAGCAGGAGCCTGGGAAAGCGATTGCTGGGGCTTTGCTTGGCGGCGGCGCCATTGGTGGAGGTCTTATAGGCGCACCAAAGATTGCGGCTCGCATAGGAGAGATGGGGTTGCCTGGAAAGGCTGTCACGGCTGCTGGCATTGGGGCTGGTACTGGAGCTGCTTCTGGAGCTGGAACCGCGGCCCCGGGTGAGAGGCTGCAGGGTGCTGGAGTTGGTGCTGCATTGGGAGCTGTTACTGGAGCTGCCGTTCCTGCAATCGGTGCAGGAATTGGGAGGCTGGCTTCAAGGATGTCTGGCAGTCGAGATGCCGCCTCGGAATCCGCTCAGGGAGCAGTTAGGCGAGGCCTTCGACAGCAGGGGCTTACGGACGAACAAGCAGCTGCAAGACTTCAGGAGATGGGCCCAGATGCTTCTGTAGCCGATGTCATGGGGACCAGAGGCGACAAGCTGATGTTCCAGGCTGCTTCGACCCCAGGGGGCCGGGCAAGCCAGATGGTGGACGATTTCTTGGAAGGACGTGTTTCTGGAGAGCTGGGCCGCCTAAAAGGCAAGATCCAGCAGATCACTGGTAACCAGAAGCAGTATTTGCAGACCTTGGACGAGCTTGCGGAGCAAAGGAAGCAGCTTTCAGCTCCATTGTACGAGGAAGCCAGGAGCGCACAACTTCAGATGACTCCCGGACTACAGAGCGCCGTTAAGCGGTTGTCTGCCACTGGAGCTCTTCGTAAAGCTGCCAAGAAGGCCAGGCTAGACGGAGACGAGGTAGACGAGAACGTACTGGATGTGAAGCGTCTTGATTATGCCAAGCGCGCACTCGATGACGATATCGGGATCAAGGTTCGGGCCGGCAAGCGGGACGAAGTGGCTCAGTTGACCAGGATCAAGAACGACCTCCTTCAAGAGATGGACGCTCAAGTCCCTGCGTACCAGAAGGCCAGGCAGGTGTTTTCTGGTATCAAGGAGATCGAGAACGCCACTGAGCAAGGAGCCAAGTTCTTGCGTGGGGAGACCGACATTGGAGCTAGGGAGTTCGCAAAACTGACAGATGCTCAAAAGGAGGGGTTTAAGATCGGTGCGATGCGCGCTCTAAACAGCCGAATGGCTAAAGTGAAGGACGATGCCAGTATCGCCAACATGTTCAAGACGCCGGACATGCGGGAACGGATGCGTTTTATCTTCGATACGGAAGATCAGTTTGATGAGTTCATTCGAGCCACGAAGTCAGAGCAGAGGTTCGCCGAGCTTCGCAACGTCGCTCTTAAGGGCTCTCAGACTGCCGAGAGGCGTCGAATTACCGAAGAGGGTATAGGAGCTGCGGAAGGAGCAGGTTTAGCGGCAGACGTAGCGACAGGCGGCCTAGGAGGGATTATGAGAGGGCTTGTCGGGGTAGGAAGGAGGATTCCAGGAGTAGGTCGCTCCCCCAGAGAGGCTGAGGCGCTTGCCAGGGCATTAATGTCCAGACAGCTACCGTCAGCCCCGACAGGAGGCGGAAGGATTCTACTACCCGGATCTACTGCCGGAGGTGTCCTTGCGGGAACCGTTGCCAGGTAGGCTAGGGGTCACGGATGCCTTGCGGCTTTCGTCTGCTTGCAGGGCTCTTCCGCACCAAAAGTGTCCGCTGACTTTCGGCTTGTAAGCATCTCTCTCGATGCTTGATCTCATTGATACATAGTCCCCTATGTAGGGATTCGGGCCATCTTGGTCGTCATCGTTAAACATGGCTTCATAGTCTTGGCCATTTCCGAATGATATCCATTTCCCGGTCCTTGCGTAGTGGTCGAACTGGATGCCGGCGAAGACGATAAACGGCAGGTACACAACCGCATAGGCGTCCTTGTTGTAGACGTAGATCACAGCAGCAGTGGCGGCAGTCGCAAGGATGAACATTAAGGCTGCAAGTGCGCGTTTCGGGTGAGGGAAAAGTTTCATTGTCCTAGCGTGCTCCATAGAATGTAAACGGTTGAACAAAGTGTTATAATTGAGCAACTTACGATGATCAGATGCCCTAGTGGCTTAAGATCTTTAGGGGGTTTATCCATGCCTACGTACTCCTACAAGTGTGATTCCTGTCAATCTGTGCTTGACGATATAGTAACGATAGCACACAGAAACGATCCGCGCAAGTGCCCAGAATGTGGCGGAGAGATGAAGCTTAAGATAGTTCCTGTGAGGATAAACCCTATCCTTGGAGCACCTGGCTTCCCAGGTTACGAGTGTCCGGTGTCTGGGGAATATGTGACATCCAGGAAGAGGCGCAAGGAGATCATGAAGGAGCACAACATTACCGAGAAAGAGTAGCCATTAGTGTAGTTGGAGACACGAGAAATGCCAGAAGGTACAGTTCGATCACCTGTTCGGGTGAGATCGGTAGATTCTACCGGCCCCCAGCGCACATTACTTTCCCGATTCCTGGATACAAACGGAGACGGGAGCGGAACTAAAAACGCAAACGGAGATTATTCATCTACGGCGGACATTTTCTACATCCAGCCCGGGGCAGAGCAGGTATTCAGGATTTCTCGCATGCTTGTGAGCATTGAGGACACCAACGGTATGTCCGCCTCGGATTACGGAAACATCACCTCAGGGCTTACAAATGGAATCCAGGTCAGGAAACAGGACGATTCCGGGACCATTTCCGATCTTACGGACGGGCTTCCGGTGCAGTCAAACGCTGCATGGGGGTCATTCTGTTATGACGTTGAACTGAAGGCTTGGAGCACCGGGAACGAGCTTCTTGTGGTTCGTTGGACGTTCACCAAGTCAGGTCAATTTATCAGGCTTAACGGGTCGAACAACGAGAGACTGGAAGTGGTTCTGAATGACAACCTTACAGGGTTGATTGGGCACTACTTCTTGGTGCAGGGCTATATCGAGTGAGGTGAGTTATGCCGTGCGGTTCTAAGAGAAAACCCAGACCGAAACCCAGACCGAAACCACAGCCGAGACCGTATTAACATTGACCTATTAAGGGGGCAATCATGTCGAAAGACGCTCAGCAAGAGTCAGTCGAAAAATCCTTGGATGAAGAGATCATGGAAGCTTTGCAGGCCCTAGAAGGAGAAGACGATGCCGATGCGCCTGATACTGAGGAAGATTCTCAGGATGACGGTGAAGGTGAAGAGGGTCAGGGATCAGATGGAGATGAGGGTGAGTCTTCTGAACCTGAAGAGGATGAACAGGATGGAGAGGAAGGCGGAGAAGAGGAGGGAGAGGAAGATGCAGGCAGCCAGGAGGAAGTATCCTCACTCGAGCCGCCACAGCACTGGTCTCGGGAGGACCGGGAAACTTTCTCCAGCGTACCGAGGGAAGCACAAGAGTTCCTCCTGAAGCGCCATAAGGATATGGAGGCTGATTACACTAGGAAGACTCAGGAGGTTGCGCATACGCGCAGGCAGTTCGACGAACAACAGCAAATACTGGCCCCGATCGCCGAAGATCTAGCGATGCTGGGGGCAGATTCGAATGCATTTATGCGCCAGCAGGTGGCATGGGCCCAAGCCTTCAAGGCAGACCCGAATTCCGCTATCACCAGGCTGGCAGAAGCCTACGGGCTAGATATTGCACAGGTTGCACAGAGTCAGCAAGACGTTGATCCACAGGTGCAATCGTTGCAGAGTGAAATTGCGGCCATGAAGGCTCAGCAGCAGCAGTCCCTACAGACGCAACAGCAAACAGAGCAAAATCGCCTTTTGCAAGAGATCCAGGATTTCGCAGAAGACAAGGACGACAGTGGTAACCTGAAGCATCCTCACTTTGAGGAGATAAAGGCAGAGATGGGTCAAGTCATTCAGGCTGGAATGGCTACAGGCCTAGACGATGCCTATGCCAAGGTTGCCGCGATGAAAGGCCTCCAGGCTACAGAGCCCCAGAGGTCAATTACGGAAGCAAAGTCGAAGCCCGCGGATCAAAAAGCAAAGGTCAGACGCGCTAAGCGAGCGGCTACCGGAGTCAAGACTTCGGGGACGAAAAACAAGCCGGTCAGCGAGGACATGTCCCTAGAGGATGAAATCGCTGCCTTAGTCAACAAAACTTGAAAAGGTGAACCGATATGGCAACTATCAATATCGGCGAAATCGTTACGACTACGCTTCGTAACCGCTCCAAAAAGCTCGCCGACAACGTTCTAAACCACAACGCTCTGTTTATGGTGATGAACAAGAAGGGCAACGTACGTCCTGCTAGCGGTGGTCGAGAGATCATCGAAGAGCTGGAGTACGCCGAAAACGGGACTGCTGGCTGGTATACCGGGTACGAGATCCTGGATACCACTCCTCAGGAAGTGTTTGACGCCGCTACCTACGACTGGAAGCAGCTCGCCGGCACTGTCACGATTGACGGCCTGACCCAGATCAAGAACTCTGGCAAGGCCCGGATTATCAACCTGCTGGCTAAGCGGATCACGAACCTTGAGAAGACTCTAAAGAATCGTGTTGCTACCGCAGTTTATAGCGACGGCGTTACCGACACCAAGGCGATTGGCGGTTTGCGTCTGTTGGTTGCTGACGATCCTACGACTTCCAGCACGATCGGTGGAATTAACCAAGCAACCTACGAGTTCTGGCGCAATCAGGTCAGTGCGGCTGCTGGTACCTCGAGTGGTAACATCCTATCCAGGATGAACGCGCTGTGGCTCAGCTGTGTTCGTGGCGCTGATAAGCCGGACTACATCTGCGCTGACAGCAACCTTTATTCGATCTACGAAAGTGCCCTGCAAAAGTTCCAGCGCTTTCAGACGGCGGACAAGGGTATCGCTGGCTTTGAGACCCTCATGTACAAATCTGCTCATGTGGTCTACGACGATCAGGCGCCCACCAATCGCATGTACTTCCTGAACACGGATTACCTGTACCTGCGGCCTCATCCGGATCGCCAATTTGTTCCATTGGAGGAGCGTAACTCGGTGAATCAGGATGCGATGGTTGTTCCAGTTGTCTGGGCAGGCAACATGACCACGTCTAACCGTTCGCTTCAGGGCGTTCTGATTGCCAGCTAAAAGAGGTATCTATCATGGCTTTCACTACTTCTGGCGTTCTCGGTGTTGACTTCACCCTGACGCCTACTACTGCCGAGTTCGATCTCGGTACGTGCGTTATGGGCACTGACGGCACCAAGTGGGTGTATGTTCAGGCTTCTGGCGCGATCACTCAGTATGACGCCGTAGGCATCGACGAGAATTACCAAGCCGCGGCTTTGACCAAGGCTCTTGCGGACGCCGGCCACCAGGTCGGTTACGCACAGGTAGCTTTCGCCGATAACGACTACGGTTGGATTGCCTGCGCTGGCTCCAACGTCAGCGTTCGTGTTGCGGCCTCCTGTGCGGCTGACGTTGCCTTGTATACCACGGCCACTGCTGGTGTTCTGGACGATACGTCCGCATCGCAGACAAAGCTGCTGGGTGCGGTTATCGTGACGGCTGGTACCAGTGCGGCTGTTTCGGCCCGCGAAGTCCTGATTAGCGGAGGCGGAACCCTTGCCTTGCAGCCTGATTAAGGCTTAACTTGACATACCCCCTTGAATCTGTCAGTATGCTCTTTACACAGATCAAGGGGGTTTTATGAAAAAGTACGGCGGAATGTATGTGCCGGACGGTGACGAATTCTTTGGGCCAATCCTAGCTCGAGACAACGGCAGATTCGATGATGAAGCCCTTATTAAGGCGCTAGACCTAATGCCTAAGCATCCAAGGGTTGCCGTTGACGTTGGGGCGCACGTTGGAACCTGGTCGAGGGTGATGGCTGGCGTTTTCGAAGATGTTGTCGCTTTTGAGCCGGTTTGGGATAATTTCCAGTGCCTAGAGGCAAACACTAAGGATTTAAGCAACGTCATGGCATATTGCATGGCGATTAGCTCCACAAACGGGGCTCTTGGTTTTGCGCAAAACAAGGGGCACAACAGCGGGACTTGGCGGGTAACTCCAGGAGGAGACGTGAGCGTTGTGAGTCTTCCTTTGGATCACTTTCAACTGGAAAACGTAGACCTGATTAAGATCGATGTAGAGGGCTTTGAGCTTAACGTTCTGCACGGAGCTGAAGAGACACTTAAGCGTTGCAAGCCGGTTCTGATCATTGAAGAGAACGGCCTGCTTATGGATTACGACTTTAGCGAAAGGGATATCCACGATTGGTTAGCATTTCGCGGTTACTGCGTCTTCGGCAGCGCGAGTCGCGATGTAATCTACATGCCGACACCAATGGGGGGATGATATGATTCTTGACAAAGAAGGCAAGTGGCTATTCGTATCTACGATGAAGTGCGCCACGAACACCATGTACGATGTGCTTCCAGGTGAAGCTTTATGGAATATGACTGGACAATTCCACGGCAGGCCAGCCAGGCGTCTTGCTAAGACTCACTGGACTATTGTCCGAAATCCTTATGACCGGGCAGTGAGCATATGGGCTTCTACTTGCCTTAGGGAGGGTGATCGTTACGGGGCAAAGGAGAAAGTCAGGAAATACGGTGGCATCCCGGAATATTTCGAGGACTTCTGTCGAGCATGCTTGTATCGTCCTACTGAAAGTTCGGACGGCAATAAATGGCTGTTCAGGAATCAGTTCGACTGGATTAGCACGTTTCTGTGTGATCGTCTTGCTAAGTTCGAAAACATACCTGGTTCAATAGAGAGGATCGTTGGAGATCTTCCAGATCTTCCTGTGAAGAACAAGAGCGAGCATCAACACTGGCATAATTATATGACACCACTGTCTGCCATGATTATAGAGCAGTGGGCTCCAAAGGACTTCAAATTCGGATACGAAAAACTAAACGTGGAGTTCTTCGAGGATGATTAACGTAGTCTGCGTGAAGTGGGGCTCTAAATACGGACCTCGGTACGTTAACATTCTTCGGGACGCGGTACTACGCAATCTGGAGCACGATCACCGATTCATCTGTTACACCGACGACATAACTGGGATAGACGAAGACATCGAGACAAGGACTCTATCCGATAACGCGCTTGAGGGCTGGTACCACAAGCTGTGGCTGTTTTCTGAGGAAGCAGGTCTAGAGGATAGGGTTTTGTACTTTGACCTAGACACAGTCATCACAGGGCGTCTGGAGGACATTGCTGACTATAGCGGCGAGTTCTGCATGCTCAAGGACTTCTACGGATGGACGGAGTATGGTTCTGGCGTCATGGCATGGGATGCTGATGGTCTGCTACCAGGGATGTTGTGGCGTCGGTATGTCGCGGACGGTAAGCCGACTGATGATAAGGGAGATCAGGGCTGGCTTTGCGATGCATTCAAGCAAATCCATTTTGTGCCTGAAGTGTGGCAAGAGAGATTCCCTGGACAGCTTGTTAGCTACAAGATCGATGCCAGGCGTTGGCCGCCCAGGGATGCCAGGGTTGTGTGCTTCCACGGAAACCTGAATCCCAGCGAGTACCCATCAGACTGGATTAAGGAAGTTTGGAAGATCGGTGGACTGTCTGAGACCAAGCTGCAATCAAAGTGCAACGTCGAGAAATCTGATCTCATCATGAGTCTGCGGGCAAACTTGGATCTCGAGATTCCGCACCTTGAGCGCCAAGAAGACCATGGACGGACTATGGTTATTGTTGGTGGTGCTCCAAGCATTAATGATATGGCACCTCAGATCAGGAAGGCGATAAGTCGTAAGGCGGACCTGTTCTCTGTGAATGGATCACATGACTGGCTGATGGATCGAGGCATGAAGCCAGATTATTTTGCCTTGCTGGATGCCAGAGAGGATAATGTTAAGTTTGTCGAGCGGTCAAATAAGACGACAAACTACCTGATTGCATCTCACTGTTCACCTTTAGTATTTGAGGAATTAGAGAATAGGTCCTCAAAGGTAACGATGTGGCATGCGTACGAGCCTGATTTGAAAGAGATTTTTATGGAGTACTCTGCCGATGGGGTCCCTTATGTGCTTCTCGGCGGCGGGAATACGGTCGTCCTAAAGCTTCTCTACATGGGGAGGTATCTCGGGTACCGCAAGTTTGTGCTGTTCGGCGTAGACTCAAGCTATGATGATGACGAGCATCACGCTTACGATCAGACCATGAATGATGGTGAGTTTACTCTGACAGTCCACGTTAACGACCGGACGTTTAAGTGTGCGCCTTGGATGCTTGTCCAGGCAAACGATTTTCAGGAGCAGCTTAGGTCCCTTGTGGATGAAGGCTGCGAGGTAACCGTAAGCGGTAGAGGTTTGATACCGTATATTGCACAGCAACTAGGGGGACAGTATGCCGAAAGAGGATAGCACTGCACGCTTTTATCATCACCCGTCCAGGGGCGCTGATGGAGTCTACAAGGACATAATCTACGTGGAAATTCGCGTCAAAGGTGACCGCAACACATCATTCTCGAGGCCAAAGACAGAAGATGATGAGGTTGACTACCCTAGACAGTGGAAATCCTTCAAGAGTAACCAGCCAGAGGAGCTTGATGGAACCCCGGTAGGCGCTCTTCCTCGTGTTAGCGAATCAGATAGACTGAATTTGGCTGAAATGGGAGTCTACACCGTAGAAGACTTGGCTGCGCTGCCAGACTCCTCCATTCAGAACATCAAGCTTGGGACCGCAGTTCGTGCTCGTGCTCGTGCTTATTTGGCGGCATTAGAAAGCGAAGAAGGCGAGGAAAGCCCGCCAGAGGTGAATGAACCAGAACACCTGGATATTGAGGAAACTCCGAGGCGAAAGCCTGGGCGTCCACGAAAGAACATAGAAGTGTAGAATAGGCCCCCGAAAGGGGGCTTTTCTTTTGAGGTGAGAAAATGTCGCTACTATCGATATGCCAAGATGCCTTATATGAGATTGGCATCGACGCGCCATCCACGATCGCTGGCAACACGGCCAACACAGACGCTCTACAGCTATTCAGGCTCGCCAACAGAGAGGGTGAATACCTCTCCCAGATGACCCCTCCTTGGCAAATCCTTTATTCTGAGCACACAATCACGCTGGTTACCGGTACGCAAACGTATGCTCTTCCATCCGACATGCGCTACATCGTCCCAACCACCACCTGGAACCGCACAGACCAGCGGCCTGTAGTAAACCCTGTATCGCCTGCTGAATGGGCTTTCTTAAAGGGCTGGACAACCATCAACGGACTGAACCTCAGGGCTCGCATTCGAGGTGATCTGTTTGAGGTTGAGCAGGATGTGAGTGCATCAGAGAACGGGGACTCGATCGTATTCGAGTATGTGTCTCATAATTGGTCCAAGGATTCAGGCGGAACTCCGCAGCGCAAGTTTACTGCTGACACAGACGAAGCAAGGCTTGACGAGGAGCTGATTACGCAGGGCGTGGTCTGGCGCTTCAAAAAGGCCAAAGGGATAGATAACTGGCAAATGGACTTTGAGCAGTACATGGAGCTTATGGAAGCCCAGAAGGCTCGTGACCAAGGTTCTCGCATTATCTACGCCGGCGGATCTGAGTTCGGGCGATATCTTGGGATCAACGTTTCTGATCGGGATTACGGATAATGGTTGCTACAGTAGTACCAATTCAGGCCCCTGTAGGAGGCTGGAATGCGCGCGATGCCGTTGCTGCCATGCCACAGGATCATGCCATTAAGCTGGATAACTGGTGGCCCCAGCCTGGGCGAGTTACTTTGCGCCTTGGTTACACTTCGTACGCCACAAACCTGGGCTCGCACGTTGAAATGTTGGCGGAGTTCGATAGCGGCGCAACCAGCAAGTTCATCGCTGGAGCTGACGGGAAGATATGGGACATTACCACGACCGGCTCTGGCACTGAACTGTCGTCCGGTTATTCGTCGAACAGATGGCAGTGGATCGTGTTCAGCGGTAGCATGGGGCTCGTAAACGGCGTTGACGCGCCGATCACGTACGACGGCACAACCGTAGCAGCTATGACCGTTTCGGGCTCAGGCTTGACCCCAAGCGATCTGATAGGCATACATGGATTCAAGTCTCGTTCATACTTCTGGGAAGATGACTCCCAAGACTTCTGGTACTCCGCGGTCAATGCCCTGGGTGGCACTCTGACTAGGTTCCCACTGTCCCGTGTGGGTACGTTTGGCGGTAAGCTGATTTGCATGGGCACTTGGAGTCGTGACGCTGGCGATGGGATGGATGACCTTGCTGTGTTCATTATGTCATCTGGAGAGGCCATCATCTATCAAGGTTCCGATCCAGGGGCTGATTTTTCTTTGGTAGGCGTCTATCGAATTGGGTCACCTCTTTCTGTTCGCGCTTTGACCAAGCTTGGAGGCGATCTGGTTGTGGTCACTAGGGATGGTTATATTCTTCTGTCTGAAGCAATAGGTGGTGGCCGGGTAAGCAAGGGCGGAGCCCTGTCAAGCCAGATAGACCAGGCGGTTACTGAGGCCTCGATGAGCTACGCGGATAACTGGGGATGGCAGGCTGTCTTCTTCCCGCCGGCGAACATGATGCTGTTCAACGTCCCGGTTGCCGAAAACACGACCTATCAACAGCACGCGTTCAATACGATAACAGGCGCGCCAACAAGGTTCCGTGATATTCCGTCTAGGTGCTGGGGAGTATATAACGACGAGATATATTTTGGTGGAGATGGAGTTGTTTACAAGTTCTGGGATGGGTTCTCTGACGCCGGCTCCAATATTAGAGGGGACGCGATAACGTCTTATAACTACCTAGGGTCTCGTAAACGACTCAAGCATGTTACCAGCATACAGCCTTTAATTGGGTCAGAGGGTGATTTAGGACTGTCTACTAAGGTGGGGGTTGATTTTCAGGTGCCATCTACCACTTATAATCAATCATCTTATGCGAACTCTGGGTCCACATGGGATGTCGCCACATGGGATGTAGACGAATGGACTGGCGGATCATCAATTACCCAAAAATGGATTTCTGGGGCAGGCCTGGGATACGCGTTTGCGCTGAACCTTAGGATTGACTCAGGGGCACAGCCAATAGACTGGTATTCAACAAATTGGCTGGTGAAACCAGCTGGACAGATCTAAGAGGTACAAACCATGACTTGGAACGGTAGCGGTACTTTTAGCCGCACGAACGGCGTAAACACTGGAACCCAGGTTTGGCAAGACGACCGTGATGACGGGACTAAGATCCGGGCTGACAGGCATGACACCCATGACCAGGATTTGTCAGACGGGATAAATGCTTGCCTTGCAAAGAACGGAGAGAATGCAGCCACAGCGAATCTTGATGTTGGTGGATTTATTATCACAAATATAGGCGATGGAACCGCTGATGATGATGCTGCCTCTGTCGGTCAAGTTCAGAGCGGCGCATCCGAGTATGCTAATGACACTGGCGTCGCTGATGCTTACTCCATAACCCTTTCGCCGGCAATAACAGCATATTCCGCTGGTCAGACGTTTAGGTTCCGAGCCGGGAACGCCAACACGGGAGCTAGTACGCTTAATGTGAATGGTGCCGGCCTCAGGAATATCTTCTTGAATGAATCAGCTCTGTCTGCTGGAGCAATCCCAGCTGGATCTATGGTGGTTGTCACATACAATGCCGCTGATTCGAGATTTGACATGATTAGCAACGGGAATGGAGTGTATCCGTCCGTGCATGTTGAATCAGGATCGGCCGCATTGCCATCGTTGTCATTCTCTATCGACACAAACACTGGGATTTTCAGGCAGGCGGCAGACGTTATCGGGATTACCTCCGGTGGCTCCGAGGTTATGAGGATCGGCTCCTCCATCCTTGCATGCCTGAACGACAACTACAAGATAACAACCGGAGCCAGCTCCGATATCGCGATGTTTCACGATGGGACCCAGTGCTTTATTGAAGGGCAAACAGGAGGCCTATATTTCGACAACAGATCTCATGGTAGCTCGGTATTCTTGCGAGGAGAAGACACCGGTGGGACGTTGAGGGTTATATTGGAGGGAGATCCTGACGCGAACACGTTTCTGTATTACAACGGAACCCAGATGTTCGCTACTTTGGTTGACGGATGCCAGATATCTGGCGACATATTCCCAAACCTTGATGACACACATGATTGCGGTAAGGCCACTCGCCACTGGACAGATGTTTACGCCACAAATGGAACGATCCAAACATCAGACATAAGGGCGAAGTACGATTTAAGGCCTTGCGATTTTGGTCTGGAATTTGTAGAACAGCTTGAGCCGATAGTTTTTAAGCGAACCGGCGGGGTCAGAGACCACTACGGTTTTGGGGCTCAGGATATAGAGGCCATGCTATCCAGCATGGGTAGATCTACGAAAGAATTCGGCGGGTTCATCAAGAGCGAAATACAGGATGATGACGGGAACCCAACCGGAGAGGTCAAGTACGGCCTAAGGTATGAGGAGTTCATCGCCCCAATGGTAAAGGCGATACAGGAGCTATCTGCTGCCAATAAGGCCTTAGAGGCTCGTGTGGCTGCTTTAGAGTCGGCAGCTGCCATTGGCCCATCTTTGGAATAAAATGGACACACGGCCCCTCGCGGGGCCGTGGCATTCCGGTTCTTATCCCTCTCCGTCATCCATGATGGATTCCTGTATATCAACAAGCAATATCATCGCTGAATTGACCATTTTCATTATTTTACACAGCTCATCCATCGCTAAGTTGATTCTTGCCACCTGGGCTCTCTTGATTGCTTCCTCTATAGGATCTATAGCTGGTGATAGTGTGATATCCTCGATTTCCATCTCAACTTCTCCTTTCGCTAAAATCCACAGATCCTCTGCATATCTTCTGCTCCCTCCAAGGGGACTTTTTTGCTCCAATTTTCCCAGCTTGTGATTTGTTCATCTTCCCTGTTTTGACCGCATCATCAAAAGACATCCCTCGATATAGCCTATTCGAGAAGCTCGCATAGCTCATACCACACTTGTCTGCGCCTTCCTGTATCTGCTCCTTTGTGTATGGAAGCCTGGACTTGCGCGCTTTCTCTTTGGTCTCGACCGATGTCGATGCCTTTGGCGTTGCAAGAGCTTGTCGCATTGTCATCCCGCTACGAAGTCTTTTCCGCAGAGATGCCGGGGTAATCCCAATCTTATTGGCGGCCTTCTTGATTTCATTTGGCGTATACCCAATCAGATATGTCGATCTTGTCATTTCAACCTCTTATAAGCATAAAGAATTTCATCTATCGAGTATCCCTTCATCTTCAGTAGCTCGAGAGCTGCGACTGACTCTTGGTCTTCAAGAAGCGAGCGTTTTTCAGTCTTGGTCTCGACCTTATCTTCTTTGTCCATTTCCTTCTTTTTCGCAAGTTCTCGCTCCTTGCGTTCAGCCTCTTCAGTTAGAATCCGCTGCCTGGTAGCCTCTTGCTCCTTTAGGTGAAGATCATACTTTACCGGAAGCTCTTCCTTTGCCTTTAGTAGAGCCTTCACCACAGCCCCTTCTATAGCGTCCTGGCAGCTCTTGAGCGTTTTCAGACCCTTGATTGCCTCGCTTAGTTTTGGCGTGAACGTCACATCAAAATCGCTAGGGATTCCGCACTCACTCCATACGACTTTAACCTTGGAGTCAAAGTCGTCTAGTCCAGCCTGGATTAGATCGCGCTTGATCTGCTCTTTCCTTGACTTCAACGGCTTCTCCAGGGATAGCCTT